AGAAGTTGTTCGTAACTGAAGGTGAGCTAGACGCAGTAGCTCTCTATCAAATCTTCAAAGACCATAATAAAGGAACTCCTTATGCTGATCTAAATCCGAGTATTGTATCTCTCGCCAACGGAGCAGGCAGTGCTTCCAAAGATTTAGTAAGGCTACTTCCAGAAATTCGCAAGGTCTTTAAAGAAATCATCCTAGTCTTCGACATGGATGACGTTGGCAAGAAAGCCGCTGAGGATGTAGCAAAGCTCATTCCCGATGTGCTCATCGCTACTCTTCCTTCTAAAGATGCAAATCAGTGTTTGATTGATGGACGTAGCAAAGCGTGTTACAACGCTGTGCAGTTCAATTCACAGAAGCCTAAGAACACACGTATTGTGTCAGCTAGTGAGCTTCATGAGGCTGCTAAAGAACCTCCTCGGTTCGGTGTTAGTTGGCCCTGGGATCACATTACAAGAGCCACTCGTGGAATTCGTACAGGTGAAACAATCTATATCGGTGCCGGTCAAAAGCAGGGCAAGAGTGAAATTGTTAACACCTTGGCGTCACACTTCATGAAAGTTCATGGGTGGAAAGTGTTCCTAGCAAAGCCGGAAGAATCGAATAAGAAAACTTACAAACTCGTAGCAGGTAAGCTAGTGGGTAAGATTTTTCATGATCCGAATATTCCATTTGATGAGGTAGCATACGATGAGGCAGGTAAGATTATGGACGACAAGTTGTTCATGCTTAACCTGTATCAACACGTTGGTTGGGAAAGTCTGAAGACCGATATCCGTTTGGCAGCTGCTAACGGATGTAAAGCCATCATCATTGACCCAATCACTAATTTAACCAATGGATTAGAGGCAGCAGCAGCTAATGTTAAACTCCAAGAAATCGCTCAGGAACTCTCCGCAATGGCCCTGGACCTTGATGTGGTTATCTTTATCTTCTGTCACCTACGTAATCCTGACTCTGGACCACCTCATGAACGGGGAGGGGAAGTCCTTTCCTCTCAATTTGCAGGCAGCCGCGCTATGGCTCGCTCTTGTAATCTCATGCTTGGTCTTGAAGGTAATCGTGATCCTAATCTCACAGTGGAAGAGCGAAATCTGAGAACACTTGTGTTGTTAGAGGATCGTGAATATGGCGAAGTTGGTAGGTTCCGATTGTATTGGGATCATCGTACAGGATTGTTTCAGGAGATTCATTAATGTTAGTTTGTTGTGAATACAATGGATGTGAAAATGTTGGGGAAGCAGAAGACTTTGAAGACTTAGGCACGCCTTCTAATCACATCTATGTTTGCCAATCTTGTATTGACAAGGTTGAAAATCAATCAGGATATTGTAGCATGGATTGTCAGTTAGGGTATGGTTGTGATCACAGCTGTTAATGTCGATATTTAGGAATAAATCAGATATATGAACATTCCTGATATCGAAAAACACTACATTGAAAACAAAGATAGGCTGATTAAGCGTACTTCTTTTCGTATCGGTGGTAATTTCCACGGTGCAGAAGATATCGTTCAGACAGCTTATGAGCGTAGCATTCGTTACGCTTCAAGTTTCAATGGTGAAGTGTTTGACAAATGGTTCAATACGATATTGAACAATTGCCTTCGTGAATATCAAAATGAAGAACGGGGGTATGTTGGTATAGACGAGGAAGCTGAAGAAGAAGCGGAATCCCTAGCATGCCCCCATTTTCCTACTCACGTCATGAGGGAAATCTTCGAACTGATTGAGACGAAGAGTGTTATTCAGATTGAAGTGTTAACATTATACTTCCGTCATGAATACTCAGCAATTGATATCAGTCGTATTACCAACATACCATATAAGACGGCTCATCAAATCATTCAAAGGTTCCGTAACGAACTAAAAGAATTGTACAAATGAAAATAGCATTGTTCGACCTAGAAGCCAACGGATTTCTCGATGTAGCAACTCGCGTTCATTGCGGTGTTGTTAAGACGAAGGGTGCAGGGGTCAAACAATTTCGCCCTAATGAAATCCAGGCATTACTTGACCATCTAGGAACATTCGATGTTCTTATTGCTCACAACGGGATTGGTTATGACTTTCCGTTGTTAAAGAAGCTCTATGGTTGGGAGTTTAAAGGTAAAGTAGTAGATACGCTCATCATGAGTAGGTTACTAGACCCTAATAGACTACTACCTTTTCACTGTCCAAATCGTAGAGCCGGCCCACATTCTATTGAGGCATGGGGCTATCGGGTTGGTAGAGGTAAACCCGAACATGATGACTGGGAGAATTTCTCCGAGGAAATGCTTCATCGTTGTACTGAGGATGTAGAGATTCTCGACCTAGTATACGATGAACTACTAAAGGAAGCCAAGGGTGGTAACTGGCGTAACGCATTCCTCCTCTCATTCGAACTGTTCACAAATCTCCAGAAGCAAGAAGAGTATGGATGGAAGGTTGATATTGAGCACATGGAGATGTGTATCAGACAACTTACCAAATGGATTGAGCGAATCGACAGGGTGATTACACCCAAACTCCCCGATATTTTGGAGATAAATGAACAAAAAGTCTCAGGTAAAATCAAGTACATCAAAAAACCTTTCCTCAAGTCCGGGCAATATTCGGCGTCTGTTCTTAACTGGTGTATTGATAACGGTATTGACCCTTCTCTTCGTCCCGTCGTTGGCTGTTATTCTCGTGTCTCTTTTCGCAAAGTAGACCTAAACTCCAACGAAGAAACAAAGAACTTCCTCTTATCTTTAGGATGGGAACCTATTGAATGGAACACCAATGATGCTGGCGAGCGAACTAGCCCTAAGCTCAGCAAAGACGACCCTTTTGAAGGGATTGAAGGCAAGCTTGGAAAGCTTGTTGCTAGACGGGTGCAATGCCGACAAAGGCGTGGAATTATTGAGGGTTTACGTGAACTTGTTCGACCGGATGGACGAATTGCAAGTGTCGTTAACACTCTTGCAGTTACCGGACGTGCAACCCACCGTAACATCGTCAACATCCCTAAGCCATCTAGCTTCTACGGAAAGCAGATGCGGAGAATCTTCACCAGTGCCGACGGCTATACCCTGGTCGGATGTGATTCAGCAGGTAATCAACTAAGACAACTTGCTGCACGGATGAACAATCCTGAGTTCATCTATGCGATGGTGTCTGGAAAGAAAGAAGATGGTACTGACCCTCACACTCTCACCCAGCGAGCTGGTGACCTTGAATCAAGAGACATTGCTAAGAACACAATGTATTGTCTCTTGTTCGGAGGAGGAGATGCAAAGCTTGCAAAAACAGCTAAGAAACCCCCAGGATCAGGCGCTGATCTCCGTGATCGGCTCTATCGAGGTCTTGACGGTCTTGGCGCATTGATGGAGCGTTTGACAAAAGAATGGCGATCAACGGCTAAGCAACGTTTCAATCCTAAGTTCAATCGAATGGAATATTTCGATGGACGTATCACTGGTCTAGACGGTAGACCAATCCGTGTTCCTTCAGAACATCAGCTTTTAGTTTATCTCTTACAATCTGACGAGGCCATTCACATGGCAAAAGCATACAACATTATGTGTGCTGACTTATCTAAGAAGTATCGTTGGGAAATAGACTACGGCGTTGTTTGTTGGTACCACGACGAATATACCGTTGAGTGCCGTCCTGAAATTGCAGAAGATGTTAAACACATCATGGAAGATGCAATACGTAAGGCTGGCGAATTCTTTAATATCTCATGTCCTCATGCTGGAGAAGGCTCCATCGGAAAGAACTGGTATGAAATTCACTAATGTCTGAAGAAGCAGAACAACCAAAATCTGTTAATGTAGAAGTTAACATGGTGAACGGAGGCTTGAGCCTCAGTAAAGCGGTGCGCGGCTATAAGGTGCACGATAACGTCCTAGCTGTATTTGAAAGCACTGGCGACGTTACAATCTACCCCCTATTTCAAATTCAATTTGCAACAATCTCTTTTAATAATTAATCATGGGTCTTAACGCTAAGAATGCCGGCAATGCCGGTGGTAATCGAATCGCTCAACCGATCATTGAGCCGGGTGTCTATCCCGCACGTCTCGTTCAAATCCTCGATCTGGGTGTCCAAGCTCAACGTCCTTACAAGGGGCAAGAGAAGCCTCCGGCTCAAGAACTGATGCTGACGTATGAACTGGTTGATGTGTTCATGGTGGACGAAGAAGGTAACGAAGTCGAGGACAAACCTCGGTGGGTTAGCGAAACTTTCGTTCTGCACAATCTGAAAGCTGACAAGGCCAAAAGTACAGTGCGCTATCATGCCTTCGATCCTCAAGAAAACTTTGAGGGTGACTGGTCGCAATGTATTGGTATGCCTATCAATGTCACCTTGGTGAATAACGCCTCTGGTGATAAAGTGTATACGAATGTGGCTAGTGTGGCTGCTATGCGTCCCAAGGATGCGGACAAGTGTCCGGAACTGAAGAACCCTAGTAAGGTGTTTGACCTGATGAATCCTGATGTGGAAGTGTTCAACGCTCTGCCTCAGTGGCTCCAGGACAAGATCAAGTCCAATCTAAACTACCAGGGTTCTCCTCTGGAAGCTGCCTTGGCTGGCGGTAAGCCTGCTAAAGCTCCTGCTAAACAAGCCGAGAAGCCTAAGCAAGCTAAAGACCCTGCACAGCAAGCTTTTGAAGAAGACGATCTGCCGTATTGATGCGACAGCCACTTCTAGATGCTGATAATACATATTAAAATGTCGAATTAATAAGATAATGAGAGTATAATATATTTTATACTCTCATTAAGTATGATTTTAACTAAAATATGTAAAAAATGTGGCATTGAGAAGCCAATATCTGAATACCATAAAAACAAACAATGCACTTATGGTGTCGTTGGAACTTGTAAACCATGTTATTCTGAACGAATAAATAAATGGTATTCAGATAACAGACGTAAAAGGCAAGAGATTGCTAATAAACGTAATAGAAGTAAGAAACAACAAGCTGTTGATTATTTCGGTGGAAAATGTCACGATTGTGGTAAAACATTCCAGAATTGTGTATTTCAATTTCATCACTTAAATCCTAAAGAAAAGGATGTGAATCCGAGCTATGCTATGGCCGGGAGTGAAGAAAGAATGTGGATTGAATTGAAAAAATGTATCATGTTATGTGCAAATTGTCATATTATCAGGCACAGTATCGGAAAGGAGGGCGTCGATGAGAATTCCACTTATTGACGCAGATTAGATATTCTCTTATATGAGATTGGTTATGCAGCGGAAGCTGGCTGGCAAGAAGCAGGATTTCCTTCGTTTGATTACGTAGAAGAACTGCTGACAAATCGAATCAACAATATCTGTGCAATGGTAGAGGCTACGGAACCTCCTATCCTCTACCTAACAGGTAAGAACAATTTTCGATTTGAACTTGCCAAAACCACTCCTTATAAAGAACGTCCAGGCCTAAAGCCGTGGCATTACAAGAACATCAAAGCATATATCAAAGGGGTATACGATTATGTCGAAACCGATGGATATGAGGCTGATGATGCTATGGCAATCGAACAGACGAAACGTCCAGAATCAACCATCATATGCACTCGTGATAAAGACTTACGCTCAGTGCCAGGATGGCATTATGGATGGGAACTTGGAAACCAACCTCAGTTCGGCCCATTGTTGGTTGACGAAGTTGGAAAGGTTGAGCTTAGTGAAAAGAAAGACAAGATCAAGGGATATGGTGGACTCTTCTTCTATGCCCAATGTTTAACAGGTGATCCAGTGGATAGTATTCCTGGACTTGGTGGTAAAACTGGGCCTGTTAAAGCAATGAAAATCCTTGATGGTGTCACTACCCTTGCTGAAGCATTTAAACGCGTCAGAGAGGCATACAGAGCCCTTCATGGGGATTTAGGTGATGAACGTTTGCTTGAGCAAGGACGTCTATTACATATGACTCGTCAATTAGACGAAAATGGTAAACCTATTTTGTGGGAATTTCCAAATGAGTAAAACAAAATTCATTGAATATCTAACCGATGCAGGTTACTCCTTACATGAAGCAATGGAGTTTTGGAGTAAGTTAGATTACGATGATGTAGACATGGTTAGACGTGTGATCGAATCAATTCAGAATGCCTAAAGAGAAAACAAGGAATAACGGAGAGTGGACCGAAAGTAGATTTCATTCCTTTGTCAAAGGAGGACTACGAAGTATCAGTCAGAGATGGCCTCCAAAATATCGGGTACTTAGCCGCGCAAAAGTTGGTAGCAGGGTCAATCCAGAGTCAGGAAGAGTTGCTACATTCTATAAGTGTGCAAATTGCCAGAACGAGTTCACACTTAAGAATGTTGAAGTCAATCACATCCAACCTGTAATCCCAATTACTGGCTTTGACAGTTGGGATGAGACAATTAACCGACTATTCTGTGAAGAAGACGGTCTAGAGGTATTGTGTAAGCCATGTCACAAATCTCTTACAAAACAAGAAAACGAACAAAGGAAATTTAATGAACGACGATAATTACAAAGGTTTTTCTCTATTCAACGATATTGAAGATGTAGCTCTTCGTACTCGTAATCGTAGCGTAGTGTTAGCAAACATTGCTGAAGACTATTGCAACAAGGAACGTCGTATTAGTCCTAAAGGGGCTTCTCTAATCCTAGGTTATTTTACACAAGTACCGCTAGATGAGCGTCATATTGTCAAGAATGCCTTTGCAGAGCAAATGAAACAACGGGGGTTCCATCTTGTCGCAGCTTAATTCAGGAACTAAATATGACCAAGATAAAGCACCTGTTGCTCTTGTTGATCCAGACTTTATTGAAGAGGTTGCTCGTGTTCTGGGGTTTGGTGCTGCTAAGTACGCTGCTGATAATTGGCGCAACGGTATTAGTTATCGTCGCCTTATCTCTGCCGCTTATCGACATCTTGGCGCCATCAATCGTGGTGAAGATACAGACCTAGAATCGGGACTTCCTCATACAGGTCATTTAGCCTGTTGTGTGATGTTCTTGGATTGGATGCAAAAGAATCGTCCTGATCTTGATGATCGTTGGTATCCTAAAGATGAAAGTAAGTGATATTGAAGTAACTTACCTTGGTGGCTACGGCAGTGATCTTACTGTAGTAAATGCTGCTAGGGTGAGTTTTCATAAAGAATCTTCGTTTGCCTGGGATGAACAGTATCAAGAATATAGAGAAGGTGTTTTAAAAGATGGAGATGTTAAACTCATCAACTATCTCGCTAAACATAAGCACTTCTCTCCATTCAATCACGCATTCCTCTCCTTTCGTGTGAAGGCTCCTATCTTCGTTGCTCGTCAGCTTGTTAAACACAAGTTCATGCCGTGGAACGAAGTGAGTAGACGTTATGTGGATGAAGAACCTGAATTCTATGTCCATAAACATCAATGGAGACTTAGAGCTGAGAATGTAAAACAAGGTAGTTCCGATGGATTTGTAGATGCTGATACGTCAGTGTATGTTCAATCTGATATTGAACAATCAACAGAAGTAGCACTCTCTACATATAAATTCCTATTAAGTCAGAATGTTGCACCTGAACAGGCTCGTATGGTGCTTCCGCAGAATACTATGACTGAATGGATTTGGTCTGGAACTCTTGGTGCTTTCCTTGATATGCTGGTCTTAAGACTAGACCTTCACACACAACACGAAAGTCGTATCGTAGCTCAGAAAATTGCTAAGGTAGTTGAAGAGCTTTTCCCTATATCCTATACAGCAAGGATTAAAGTTTGAAAGTCATCATTGCCGGAAGCCGTAGTATAGAAGATTACAACATTGTCAGTCAAATCATCAACGATTATGAAGATGAAATTACTGAAGTTGTTTCTGGTACGGCTAAGGGTGTAGATAGGTTTGGTGAAATGTGGGCAAAAGCTCGTAACATACCTATAAAACAATTTCCTGCAGATTGGGACAGCAACGGTAGAGGTGCTGGTTACATTCGTAATCGACAAATGGCTAAATATGCTGACGCACTGATTGCAATTCATGACGGTGTCTCCCGAGGTACTAAAAACATGATTGAAGAAATGCAAAAACTTAACAAGAAAGTTGTGGTTATTAAAGTATGAAAATTCTCGTAATTCCTGATATGCAAGTCAAGCCGGGTGTTGATCTGGCTTATGTAGACAAAATTGGTCAATACATCATCGACAAGCAACCTGATGTGGTCGTGAACCTTGGTGACATGGCTGACATGCCTAGTTTGTCTTCCTATGACGTAGGTAAGAAATCCTTCGAAGGTCGTCGATATGTCAACGATGTTCGAAGTGTGATTGAAGCACAAGAGGTGTTATTTGCTCCTCTGACTGCCCTTCAATTCCAACAAGCTCGTAACAAGAAGAAGATTTACAATCCTCGTACTGTTATGCTGATTGGTAATCATGAAAATCGCATTAATCGTGCGGTGAATAGTGATCCGAAACTAGAAGGTATGCTGAAGGTTGAAGACCTGAAGTACAACTCGTTCTGGGATGAAGTGTATGACTTCCTGGATGTAGTGGTAATTGAAGGTGTTGCTTTCAGTCACTACTTCGTCACTGGTGTTGCTGGTCGTCCTGCTTCCACTGCTGCTGCTCAGTTCCGTAAGACGAATATGAGCTGTATCTCTGGTCATCAACAAGGCTTACAGATTCACACTGGTGGTCGTGCTGATGGTAAACGTCTCACTTCCATTATCGCTGGTAGTTGCTATGAGCATGATGAAGACTATCTTGGCGCTCAAGGTAATAAGCACTGGCGTGGCATCCTGATGCTTCACGAAGTGAATGATGGCCAGTTCGATCTGATGCCTGTCTCGCTGGACTATCTGAATAAGAAGTACGCATAATGAGTGAAGGTTTTACTCTTAATCAATACCAAGCGGAGGCAATGAGCTTCCGTTTGGAATCGGCTACTGAAATGTATGCGTTGACAGGTCTAGTAGGTGAAGTTGGTGAGCTATTTAGCCTACTGGCTAAAAGTGTACGAGATGGTCAACCTGTTGACTTTGATCTGCTGGTTAAAAAAGAACTGGGTGATATTCTATGGTTTGTTGCAGCAATTGCAGCAGATGCAGGATACACCTTAGAAGATATTGCGGAAAACAATATCGCCAAACTTACTAAACGTAAGAAAGACAACACTATCCAAGGTAGTGGTGATAATCGATAATAATAAGAAAGGAACTAAATGACTGAACAAAGCCTTCGTAGTAAACTCCTCGCACGTCGTACATACAATCGTCCACTTGACGATCAAGGTAAACGATTTGAGACGTGGGAACAAACTATTGATCGTGTAATCGGCCATCAAAAATGGCTATGGGAACGTGCAAAAGGAAAAGGGCTTAATGCCGATGAACATCGAGAACTTAGCGAACTCCGCTCGCTCATGCTGGACCGTAAAGTCCTTATGTCTGGCCGAACCCTCTGGCTCGGTGGTACTGAGGTCGCCCAACGACGGGAAGCTTCTCAGTTTAACTGCTCCTTTACCAACGCTGAAACAGTTTATGACATTGTTGATATCCTCTGGCTGCTTATGCAAGGATGCGGTGTTGGATTCAAACCTGTTGTCGGACAACTCACCGGCTTCAAACGACGAATTGAAGAAGTTGAAATCATCCGATCTACCCGTACCACCAAGGGTGGACGAGAAACAAACCTTGAATCCTATGATCCCGAAACTAATGTCTGGACTATCTCGATTGGAGATTCCGCAGAAGCCTGGAGTAAATCAATCGGTAAACTGGTCGCTCATAAATTCCCCGCCCGTAAGCTTGTACTCGATTTCTCCGAGATTCGTCCCGCAGGTGAAAGATTAAAAGGTTATGGCTGGATTAGTTCTGGTGATGCGTCTCTTGTTACTGCTTATACTGCAATTGTTGAGCTTCTCAATAAACGTACTGATTCACTGCTTACACGCATTGATATCCTTGATCTTGTTAACTGGTTGGGTACTGTCCTATCCTCTCGAAGGAGTGCTGAAATTGCTCTATTCGAGTATGGAGAAGCTGAATGGGAAGAATTCGCAGTAGCAAAGAAAGATTATTGGATTGATAATGTACAACGTGCTCAATCAAATAACAGCCTTGTGTTTAAGCAAAAGCCGACTCGTGAGGAATTGGCTCACATCTTTAAACTCATGGTTGACAGTGGAGGTAGCGAACCTGGTTTCATCAACGGGCAAGTCGCTGCTAAACGAGCCCCGTGGTTCAAAGGAGTCAATCCCTGTGCAGAGATTCTCCTCGGAAATAAGTCCTTCTGTAATTTATCCGAAGTGGACGTCGCAAAATTCCGAGGTGATTCGTCTGGACTTCGTAGAGCATTGCACATCGCAGCAAGAGCTAATTACCGTCAGACTTGTGTTAACCTCCTTGACGGAATTCTGCAAGAGGCATGGCATCTCAATAATGAGTTTCTACGACTATGTGGGGTGGGCCTCACTGGAATTGTTAGGCGACCGGACTTATCGGTGTACGATTACGCTGAGTTGCAACGAACAGCAACAGCAGCAGCTTATGGAATGGCTGATGAACTCGGGACGCCCCGTCCGAAGAATGTCACTACAGTCAAACCATCTGGCACACTGAGTAAAATCATGGACACTACTGAGGGTGTTCACAAACCGCTAGGTAAGTATGTATTTAACAATGTCAATTTTGGCAAGCATGATCCTCTTGTCCCCCTATGTCGTGCTGCTGGCTATAAGGTGGTTGACAATCCCCTTGATCCAGATGCTGTTCTCATCACGTTCCCGGTAAAATGGGAAGACGTTCCGTTCGACAATTGGAATGGAATGGAGGTGAATCTTGAGAGTGCAGTGAGTCAATTGGAACGTTATAAGATGCTGATGAACAGTTGGTGTCAACAGAATGTGTCTGCTACTATTAGTTATTCTGCTGACGAAGTGGAAGATATTGTGGAATGGCTCCTGGAGAATTGGGATGACTACGTAGGTGTGTCGTTCCTGTTCCGTACTGATCCTACGAAAACTGCCAAAGACCTTGGCTATCTCTATCTTCCTCAAGAGGTTGTGAGCAAGCAAACATACGACGAGTATGTTGCCCATCTGCTTCCTATTGATCTAGATAAGACCAATGACATTGACGCTGATCTTGATATGAGTGCAGAAGCTTGTATCGGAGGTGTCTGTCCGGTTCGTTAAGGCAATAAAAAAAGCCCCTAGGGATTTCTCTCTAGGGGCTTAATCTGGTAAGTTTACTTACTCTTTTTCTTTTTCTTCGAGGCTGCTTTCTGCTTGGCTTCGACAGCATAGTAAACGTCTTTGCCTTTCTTGGCACCGTACCGTTTCTTCATGTCCTTCATCATAGACTGATTGACAGGCATACTACTTCCTCTTTTTTCGTGGATCGTGTTGATTCAATGCACGATTCTTACTCTTAGACATTACGCTGAGGTTCTTGGCACTCTTGTCCGAGGTGTTGTGGTTACGATGATCAACATCTTTACCATCCCCTTTTCGTACATGCCCCTTACGCTCCATTATCGCCCGTGCATGATTACGTTCAGCACGACGCTTCTTCTGCTCAGGCTGAGAATTATACTTTCGCTGACGAATCGAATCAGCCTTAGCGTTCTTTTTAAATTCACCCTTCTTTGCCATTATTTTCCTAGTGCTTGTGCTAGTGCTTCCTCAAGTGCTTTGCGAGCCACTGCGTGAGGAGCTTTCTTGATTTCGTCTCGTAGTTCAGCGATATACTTAGGACTCTTCATATACGCTTGTCTAGCAGCTTCTTCTTGTGGAGTGAACTTCACTGCTTCTCTCATACTCTTTTCAGTAGGATAGTGAGCCTGGAATGGTTCTTTAGGTGTAGATTCCTGTGTAGGCTCTTTAGAAGGCTTTGGAGCTTGTTTTTCAGCTTCCCTAGCAATCACCCCCCAGTCCATCAACCAGGGCTTTACAGCGCGTTTAATCGTCTCCACAACTCCAGTTGGTTGCTTAGGAGAAGCTTCAGGGATTTCAGTCCCCGAAGCCTTAGCAACTTCTTGCCATCCTAATTTCCAAGGAGCATTAGGATCATCTGCTGGCTTTTGCTCTTCAGCCATCTCACTCCACCTTTTCCCAGTTCTTAGGATCGTCGAATCGTCCACCCTTAGACTTATAGCCGTTAACGATAACGCCAGCACGAGCAGGATAGATTTGAGGCAGGTAGAGATACTTATTCTCTTCCCAATACTTAGCATAGTCCGTATGACCTTCCATATGAGCACCAATACGAACTAATTGATTGATACCTGCTTTGACAGAGTTGAGTTCGTTAACAAGCTTAGTCTGTTGACCAACTTCATACGTTTCCATTGCTGGCTGTTGGCGTACATCAAATGTAATACCAGAACCAGAAAATCGTACATCGATAAGAGAACCAATCTTCTTAGCTGATACTCCCCCACCCCCCTGGAAGTTCTGCTGAGCCGTGTCTAGACGATTTGTAATACTCTGCTGAACAGCAGGGATATACAAGGACTGGAACGTCATCTTAGCAGCTTGTGCAGCTTCTGGATTTAATTTACCAGAGCCAGCAAACTTACCATATTCAGGACTGGCGAAGAACTTAGCTATATCAGTCATCTTAGAGGCATCTAAGCCTCCCACCTTCAGAGCATCACCTGTTTGTTTCAACACTTGGTTGATAGAACTAGTGAGTTCTTGTGTAGCCTTCCCATTATCTTTGAACCCACCTTCGTTAACCTTCTGTAAGGAACGCCCAAGGAAGTTCAACACGTCTTTTTCCGCTGTAGGATTACCTACAACTTGCGGAACATACTCACCCGGCTGTGCATCTGCATTCGACATACGACTGATAAAGTCAGCAATCGGAGCAGAGGCATTCAACGCCGTAATAGCCTGTCCCCCTAATAGTTCATTCGCTACAACAACTGCCTTCATCTTAGGATCAGTTGTAATACCAACAAGCTTTGCTTTGTTGATAATCGCCTTAAATTCTGCTTCAGTCGCTTCATTACGCGTTTTTGGATCAGCAATCTTAGTACCTAGGGTACGAAGCTCGGTGAACAGAGAGCGATATGGAGAAGCTAATTCAGGATTGATACCAGCAGCAGATTGGAGAGCAGCTTCAATCTGAGAGAATTCATTGGTAATTACCAAAGCAGCTTCTTCATATGTCATCTTACCTGCTCCAAGGTTTTGAGAAACATTGGTTAGGAAGCTTGACATACGATTCAAATTAGCTCCAGCAATATCAGTAATCATTGCTGATGCACGAGCTTTAACTTCTCGGTCATTCACCTCTCGCTCTTCACGAGATAGAGCCATCCGATGAGACTGCTGTTTGATGATACGATCTAGATCACGTTCGTGACGTTCAGACAACTCCGAAGCTTCAAGTGTTTGATTCAGAGTGTTCTGATCCATCCAGGCATATACAGTTGCTCCACGAGACTGAGCACGACTGATACGTCCTTTTTGAATTTCTTCAGCAGCAGCTACACTCTTCTCAATAGCACCAAGTTCACTGCCACCAGAAAGTGCAGTACGAGCTTTAGAAATAGCTTCGATGTACGGAGCATATCCAGCCGCATACTCACCAAACAAGGCACGGCTCATTGTAGCAGCACGATCAGGACGAAGCTCACCATTAGCTACAGCACGATTAATTTTCTCTTGTCGTTGCACATATGACTGAACGACAGTGTTCTCAGCATCGATCTTCGCTTGCTTTCGAGCCTCACCAAGGCCCTTTACAAAGATATTGCCAACGTCAGCAACGACAGGCATAATGCTTGTATCAACAAATTGTTGTTTTACCGGAGCTACAGGAGTGGCTCCCGCAGCTTGTGGCTGCGAGAGTTCCGTAGCTTGAGGGCCAAATTCAGCCATCTTACTATTCCTTAATTATTGCAGAACGAGCGTTCCGCGCGTCTTCAAGACGTTTGATATACATTTCTTTCTGCTCATCAGAGATAGGAGCATTCCTAATTTGATCAACAGTTGCACCGAATTCAGGCAGATCAACCCACTTCATCATCATCCTCATCAGTTGATTATCCTTACCAGATAGGTCTTTGTTCAACTCAGTACGGATAATATCCATAGCGATAGTACTATCCTTGTACGCATACAGGATGTGACCAGTTACCATCTGAAGCTGTTTAGAATCGGTGATGCCTTGTTGGAAAGCGTTCTGATAATACTGCTTGATCTCTTTGTAAACTTGCTTTACTTCTTCTTCATACTTCTTTGTACCTTCAGCAGCAAGCATTTGAGTCTTGTACAGATCATTTGCTGTTTGCGTACCAAAGCCAAATAGCTGCATGATAGCTTCTAGTTTGTTTACATTTGGATCAATTGTATTACCATATTTGTCCATCAATCTACCTTGTTCAAGTACTTGACGGGACTTCATGGCATTATTCCAACCGGATGCAATCTTGGCGATTTCGTTCACAACAGCGATTGCTTCTTCGTTAGTACGAGTACCAGGGGTCCACGGACTGAAGAACTTAGCTGTCTGACTAATTGCACTTTGGATACGACCACCATCAGCAAAGAACATTTGACCAGACGGACTGTTAATCAACATCTGCTCAATACCGCCGCTGAACATAGCTTTGAAGAACTTAGCCCATCCATCCATGCTATATGGAGCCAGAGATGAGTAGTCAATTTGAACTGTCTCGCCTAGCATATCAGACCAGAATTGATTCAGCACGAACGATTGTAAACCATCGGTCACAATCTCATGAAGCTTCGGGTCTTCAGGTGTAATGTCTCCACTCATCACAGAGCTAATCAGCGCAACAGGGGCACCCCACATCACCATATCAGCCACCACCATACGAGCACGTAGGTCAGCAGGAATACGACGATTAGTAGCTTGTAAGAAAGCCTTGTGAGGAATCTGCATGAATTGCAGCAGAGCAGCAGCGGCTGTCTGGTTATATGGCATGTCACCAGCAAAGTTCATGTCGTAGCTAATTGCTCGAACTTCCGACTGTGCTTCACGAAGTACAGTAACATCATCCATATTCTTCCCTGCTCGCTTGTATTTATCGAATACAGCAGCAGCGTGTCCCAGTAGGTTGATACTTTCGCCTACGTCAAAGCCAGCTTTACGCGGCAATTCCAATCCACCTTTTACAATACGTCCTGCGCGGCTAGTACTTTCAGCAGCAGCTAACAGACTTCCTCTAACGAGGTTCTGTTTATCCACGGCAGTAAGCAAACCACTCTCATCAACAAATCGTGTGAACTGGCGAATCTCATTAGAGACGTTAGACAGTGTTCCACCAATGTTACCTAGATAACCCCCAGTCAGCACAGGCATCTTACCTGTTAACCAAACTTGAGGATTATACGCAAGGGTGCGGACAATCTGGTTGGTTTGAACAAGCCAGTTACGCAGAATGTTTGTTCCGATGTATGCTTGGAATACGAAGTTCTTAGCAATACCTGTTGGACCTTGAGGCATATCAGCTAAAGCGCCAGTGACACGTTCAGCTTTCGAAGCACCAAGTTCACCCATCTTCGTGCTGAGAGAATTTAATCCAGCCTTGACCATCTCATCAATCGTGTTGATATATCCGTTCTCAAGGTAATGGATGTATTCCCATGTAGTGCGAGCATCAGCAACGTGTGTATCAAATTGCTTACCCTTGGCACCAATCTGACTCACTTCACTTGGAAATACTTTATTTCCCATTCCATTAGATTGCAGCACATCACCATACTGTTGAATGAATCGTGCCTTAGCAGATTCGAGCATAGGACGATTTACTGTACGACCAGAGATGCTCTTAGCTGCACGAATAGCACTCTCAACAGGGTTAGCAATATAGCTGCCATCTCCTAGATGGTTCAGGCCCGAAGCTTCTTCCAGGAATTTACCACGATGCTTTTGAGCAATACGTCCACGGACAGTGTTGAGGTCAAACCAATCATCACTACCACGACTTACGGCTTTGTCGTCTCCACGTACATCATATGCCTTATCAGGGTTTAGACGTTTTTGACGTTCTGCAAAGTGTTGTGCCTCTTTTGTATCACCAGCAACAGCAATGGCTTTACGCATCACTTCCTTACCGTTTGTGTCATACGAGATTTCATCAATGAAGCGAGGAGCTTTATATTGAATCTGGTAGTAACCATTACGGTAGTTGAGCACTTCATCAGTGTCACGGAATTTACGCAGATACTCAGTAGGAGTATTGCGTACAATCATGTACTCTGTTGTATCTGTTACTGTACTAACGCCTGACTTAGAAGGCATCCCAAAACTAAATTCTGTGGGCCTACGAAGTTTAGCAATTGTACCACCTTGGTTATAAAGGTCATCAATTGTGTCGGCAGATAGTGTGACAACCATTCCGGTTGAGGGATCATAGATTTTTCCAAGTTGTCTATTCTTTGCAATAGGACGAGCATACAATTCAGTTTGCCCGTTCTTGAAGAGTTGAAATCCTTGAGCATTCAGGGTACGAACAACGTCTTGGTTCTCAAGAACGTAATGTACATCCCAGAAGTCTCGCCAATATTTAAGTACATCAGCTTCCGTATCAGTAAAGCCTCGTGCCATCAGGTCAGCACGGTCATACGCGATTTCCTTGAAGTTAGCTTCCTTGATGTAGTCATCGACCTTGGCTTTACGAGCTTTAGGAAGTTTGACATATCCATCTGAGAAGCGAGTAGCAATGTCAAGCATTTGCTTCTCAAATTTAGAAGTGATGTCAGTAGCAACAACAGCAGACCCACTTAGACGCTTAGGAAGCATCGAAGCAGCATCAGCCAAGTGACGACTAACGCTTCCAGTACGATTCCAAACAGCAAAAGGAATTCGATCAAAGAAGTTCAGACGTACTGTATCTTTGTCATCGAATCGTCCAATTGTTGTAGGATCAACTTCATGTCGCGTATTGATACGAACTAAATAGCTACCTTCCTTACCTGCAACATCTGCAAGATTAACTGGAACATAGTCTAGCCCTTGCTTAGACAGAACCTCGATTTCATCATCGCGAATTCCATAATTACGCAGGGCATACTTAGCTTGATCAACAGCTTGCTGTGCATTAGAGAATGCACCTTCTTTCGTACCATAAACGGCACTGATTTCAATGTTCGAACCATCAATCTTAAAGCCGCTCTCAAAACTACCCATTGCATCATTAGGCACTAGGTCAGTTGAATCAGAGAAATCTTTAACGATGTTCGAACGAGCACGAATCATCTCATCCTTCGAATAGTGCATAGCTACGTCACTTGTACGCAGCATGCTCTGAATCTCAGAGGCTAATTCAGGATCAAGACGTAAGCCACGTTGAATATCAACAGGCTTGGCTGCAACAGCACGAGAGGCTGTTTTGGCTTGAGGATACACGTCATTAATCAAAGCTTGGGCTTTGTTAACTCCGTACAACCCTTCAGCAACTGCATCATCAACAGACTTAAACACTGCTTCGTGCAAGCGACGAGCTTGAGCAGGATTTGCTTGTTGGATGATGTTTGCAACAGATGCAGGGTTCTCAATACGCACCACCGAGTTTACGTCAATACGACGAATAGCATCAACGATAGGATTAAGAGGAGCTAGTACAGGAGTGTTTCCTTTGTTTAGCTCTGCAATTTGTTTCTGGAGATTGTCAATACGTTGACCAACCGTAGCTGCTTTGGCATTAGCAGCAATTTGATCATCAATACGTTTAACCGAATCTTGATATGCAGCAAAGGCATCATCAAGCTCTTTATTAGCTTGAGTCAAGGAAGCTTTGTATGACTTTCCTGAATCAGCTTGAATTTCTTTAGCTCGTGCTTTACGACCAGCATCTGTAACATCAGGTGCGACAAGTTCTTTGCGTTCTTGACGTAGAGTACGAATATCCCCCTTACCAGCAAGATTACCAGCTTCGCCAATTAATCCTGCCACTTCTTCTTGAAGCTTTGCAATCTGAGCGTCATTCTTTCCCGTCATCGGAGGAGACACTTTAGATACTTCAACGGGAGGAAGATTAGGACGTGTCTCTGTTGCTACTGTACCAGCTTTACCTGCTGCAGCAACTTTGGTTGCTTGACGTCCTTTAGACACTTCACGCAACACTTGACCAATACCGATAATGTCCAAAAGGAACGAAGCATTGTCAATGAATGCATCTACACTGTCATATCCATTCTCAGCAAACACAGCTTGTGCTTTTTGGAATTGATTGAACTGATTGTCATTAGTAAACAGAATACCACTGTTATTCTTGATAATGCCAAGAATTTTATTAGTGTATTCTACTTGACCTTCAGGAGGGATAGAAGCAAGTTGCTTACGCATATCCAAAACGGTTGTTCCAGCTTGGAAGGTAAGTGCTTTAATGGAATCCCATACAGACAATTTACGACCTTCAGCTTCAGCTTTGGATTTAGCAATCTTATAAGACGATACACCAGCTCCAAACGGGGCTAAGACAGCTTCTAAGAAGTTAAGGGCTACCCCGGTATCTAAATCGCTTAAAGTGGCTCCATGAGCGTTTACGAGGGCTTGTACACGATCTCTAGCTTCGTACATTTCTCGCAAAGCATCAGCAGTGCTAATACGAGCGTCCTCAGCTTCAAATGTTTCATTGTCACTGGCCGCTTCTAACGCACGAGTAAGCAGAGCTGTACCAGAATCTTTCAGGACTGGATCAGTACGTAAAGCGTTCATTGCTCTACGCTTCTGGTCAACTGAAATTGAAGGATCAGAGAGCACATTCATAATGGCTCTCATGTCCCGCGTATTATCTTGTTTAAAGAAGTTACTAAACGAATTTTCAACTGGGCTTTGATCACCAGATTCGCTTTGCGCTAACGTTGCCTGATATCGCTCAACAACATTTTCAGGTTCTCCAGATAGCAAAACTGCAGATGCCGAACGATTACGCAGTGTAGCTAATGGAACAGGGTTTAATTGTGTTTGAGGAGCTACCGCCTCAAGTTGTACTGGTTCGCTAGGAACTTCTGCAATTTGATCTAGAATATCCATATTATTGAATTACTGAATCGTAATTAACGATGTTAGGTTTTGGTGTTGTTGTGGCTGGCGTCTTTTGGAATCCCCCACTTGCACTGAAAATATTTAATGCAAGTCCACCAAGAGAACGGAACGATTCGGAATCAGCCATAGATTGTTGAGATTGGAAACTAAAATCAGCAGCGCGTTGATTAAAATCACTAATAGCAACAGACTTTTGTTGCATACCTGCATTAAATCCCATGTTAGAACCTAGTTGTGTAGAAAGACTTGCAATACCGCCTGTCTCACCAGAACTTCCAACAGTTCCTGTATTCTGGGATGATTGAAGGATACGTGCTCGACGAATACGCTCTTCTCTAACTTGTCGTCTGCGTTCTGCAGCAGCCTGGGAAGCATTAACCGCTTTTTGCTCGGCTTGAGCATTTCTTTGTTGTGCTGCTGCTGCCCCGGCTGCTGATTTAGCTTCTCGACGAGATTCTTCTCCTTGGTAGTAACTTGCAGCAGCTACTACGGCGGCAATAGTCGTTGTTAACGCTGCCATTATTTTTCCTTTTCTTTAATATATCCAGTCTCGCCCATACGAAAACCTCGTTTTTCAAGTGTTCTAGCGTTAATATTACTTGACGGAAGAAGAGAAAATGTAATTACATCTTCTCTTTCTCCCCTTTCAATAAACGCATTAAGTAACAAAACACCTGCGCGACTTTTTCTATATTGTGGTAATATATACCAGAATAATTCTATACATTCGACAATACTAGGATTATATAGGTTTGGAGCAATTATCCCAGCAATAGCCCCTATAGGAACACCATTATATTTGGCTATAAAAATGGATTCTTGTTCCATACACCGTACTGTAAGACTATATAAATGATTTATATTGATGAGCTCTGGTCGTTTTAGTTCATGTTCTAACATGGAAGTTGCAGCTACTTCTACAAACCACTCAACATTTTCTAAACGAAGATTTTCAACAGTATATTTATGTAACTGAGTTTCCATTGATAGAAATATTCCATCCTACGGGTTGACAATCCTTACCGGGTTGCGTCTCCATGTGGAAAGCAAATGCCCTTCCTCGTCCACGAAGTTTATTACGTGTCGTGATAATCTCAAAACCCATGTCGTATGCGTCTTCAGAATTATTCACAAGATAAACCTGCTTTAAACGATATCCTTGAAATTGACTTGACCATTTATTAGAATTTACGCTATTTGCAAAATCCCACTGAGTACGTACTAAACATCCCGACTGATTCTCAGGAATCATTTCATCATCTACACCATTCTCGGTTCGATTAAAGTGAAGAATGAGATAAGGAGTTTGTTTAACTGCAGAAGAATCTCCTGCTGTAACAGCCCCTGTCGTGAAATATCCAAATGCGTCAGTTCCAACATTATCAACAGACTCCCAATCAATCCAACGGGTATTGTTGTAATACCCGAATGTAATTTTAGGAACACCTGCTACCAGTACGATACAAAGATATCGCGTACTAAGAATTGACGAACCTTGACTTGCAACTTCAACCACAACCGTATCCAAACCTACTACAACTTCGTCAGTTCCTACAACCACCACATTTGGAACAAAGTCAGCAGTAAAAGGAGTTGCAGCAAAAGGAGCGGAAGCAATAGCTTCGTTATCAGGAGAATTGTAAATTCTGAACTTATAAAAAGCACTAATAACAACGTCAAGGATTAGTTCGTAAGTTATATGATCCGCAGTAAATGGAGTTCCTGTAGAGTAAAGCCAACGAATAGTTTTACCAGCCGAATCAAACACACCAACAGCTTGTTCACGAGACGCTGTAGGAATTTCTTCATACAATGTCTGAATAGTTGTTTGAGTTAGATTACGAGCAGCAAAATCACCAATCTGATTGCGCTCTAAGATGTAGATGCCATCAGTAGCCCAATATAAAGCAGTACCACCGTCATCTACAATAGATGAACGAGACAGTGCACCGAACGAGGTAATCTTGTTAACTTTGTAGTTTGTTGCTGTAAAGCCATAGTCACTACCTCCCGTTACAGACCAAACACCATTGGAAGCAAACACAATTAAGTGAGTACCTAAATTTACCATTGAAACAATGTTATCTGCTCCAGCTATACGAATGTATCCACCGTCAGTATCAATAATATCACTGCCATCTCTAGATGTAGGATCACCTTCTTGGTAGCACTTCACAATGTCTTCAGTGTTTTTAACCAACTGAGAGAATAGAATGTGATTAGACAGATTAGGGCTTCGTTTATCCCCATCTACCACAATACCACCAAAACCAGCAAAAAACACCCGCCCTGCAAACTCACAAATGATCTTGGCGCCACCTTGAGTGGCATCAGTATTTGTTGTAAATGATGCTAGAGCAACAGCAGGATGTTTAGCCTTGTTTGTAGAAACAACAGCAGAACGAGATTGTCCACGATTTAATACATCAATAATGAAATAGCCCTTAGCTGCTTTCACTTTAGAACCGAATGTATCAGTATATAGATTTGGATATTGACGTTCAAAAGGAGTACCACCAACAACTGCTTGGAAATCCAATCCAGACCAAACAACTTCCGAATTACTCGGATATTTACTTAATCCCGAAAAGTAGTTGTTTACCGCATCTACAAGTGTACCAGAAGAGTTACTTCTTGGGATTCCCCACGATTGATTGTAGAGATTGTAGAAATGATCATTACGAGAAACTGTTCCTCGATATTGATCGTCGGTTTCATATGCGGATTCATCAGTAACTTCCACTCCCCATACATCTCGTACAAGAAGTGTTCTACCTGTTACTGTAAATCCAGTACCATTGTAACTAACAACAGCAATTTGATTTTGACCAGCAGCAACTACCAGCTTACCATCAACCGCAGCAAAAGAATACTGAACAGTTGTAGGAAAAGATAAACTTGTTAAATCAATCGTATCAATAAGTCCACCAGTGGACAGAGATTGATTAGCTAAATCAAAAATATAAAGTTTGTTACGAACTTGAACAACTAGATAATTACGACTACCATTACCCCCTACATTCATCCATCTAAATGTAATTGGTTTAGTGTTTTGTATGTCATCAAGCGTAGCATCAATATCAAACAATGTATAACCAGGTTCTAGGTCCATACCAAGACGGCGATTACGCGTGCCATTTCGATTAAGAACAAAGTTCTGTTCATCCACTGTTGCGTTGCCCGGAAAGTTTAACGGGCTTGCTTCAGTAATTAAGCCTTGTACAAAGCTATTAACTTCTGCCTTTGTTGACGTCTTTGTCATTATTGTTATCCTTAGAAGGTTTACCGTCCAAATACATGTCAATTAACGTTTTAACAAATGTAGGAGAAGTAAACATTCCTGCCATAACATCAGGGATTTTTCCTCCCCGACCTGCTGTAACAACAATATAGCTTGTTGGGAATTGTGCGTGGGGCTTAATTTGGTAGCCCTTATATTCAATTACGTGCATTAGCGACGACCTTTTCTACCGAAGTCTTGGTAACGCACACCACCGTGTGCTCTCCAAGCTTTACGAGAAAGCCAGCGTTGTTGACGACTAGATTTCTGTTCGGCTTTTTGATTAACCATTTGCTTTAACGTGATAAACGCTGTACTCTTTGCTTCTTCCAGGAAAGCAGGGAATGCTTCAATAGGAAGATCAGGAACAAAATCATCTTGTTTTGTCCATGTCGGATACAGATATGCCAGACATTGTGTTTTAGATGATTGTAGCGTTGTATCTAAAGTCTTATTATATGAATCAGTAACGATATATTCATCATCAAACGAAGTCCAGTATGTAGGAGCTTGATCATTTTGAATCAAAAGCACTACACCACTAAAATCAGTTACGGATTCAATGTTTGTATGTAAACTGTTTCGATGAGCCAAATACACCAAGAATTCATCTGGGTGTTTATACTTCAGCTCTTTCATATCACTCTTGTCAGCTACGTCTTTCTTAGCTTCATACTTTAGAAATTCCATTTCCTTTAGATTTTCAGGAAGCTTTAGATAATTGGGTTTTGTAACACTACCGGATGCTTCAAGCTGAACAAGATTTTTCATATGCGGCCAATTACGATTGGTCAGCATCTCGAAATAGCACGTTTTCAGAATTTGTGCTATTTGTGCAGATTCAACAGTGTCATTGATGCTGTTAACTTCATCAGCATCCATGTCATTGAGAATGTCTTGCACCATTTCAAGAAGAGTCATCTTAGCCATTATTTCACCATGTGCATTACAACAGCTAAATCGCTCATGATAATACTTCCTGTCGTATCAGAAGCAACCACAAGTTGAATGTAATTATTAGCAGCTAATGAAATTAATCCCGTAGCAAATACTTGTTTTACATCACCAGCCGATGTAGATTTATTCATCACTTTTTGCGAAGAAACAGTAGTTCCATTAACGCGGTAGCGAAAAGCAATTTTAGCTGTATTAGATGGAAACCCTGTTACAACACCCCACATAGAAATGGAATAAACTCCCGTTTTTGAAACGGTTAGTCGGTCAGTAGAAAAAGTAATTCCTTCTAA